CCAGAGACATTTACCTGGGACCCTAACGCAAGCACTACCCCACTAAAGCAGGGTCAAGTAGCACAGCTAGACTTTAATGACCCAATCACTTACCGCTCTTATGTTCACTTCCCACAGCCACTTCCACTAGATAAGCTCATTGCTCTTAACGAGATCCAGAGCAAGCTATCTCTTGGCCTTGAGTCGAAGGAAGGCGCACTACGTGCCCTTGGTGAGGAATTCCCTGCTGAGAAGCTCACAGAGATCCGTCAAGAACTTCAAGACGACGCTATGGCTGATGGCGCACTTAAGCTTATCCAAACACAGATTGAGCAGGATATTGTCACTCTTACTGGCGCTCAGCCAGGAGAAGCTGGCAAGCCTTCTACTCCAATCACAGGTGTTGGCGCCGCTGGCGGAGAAGTACCAATGCAGCCTACTGAGCCAGTAGTGCTTGATGAGGCGACAGTTGCCGCTCAAATGGGCGATCAGAAACTACGAGTACGCCTCGTAACCGATGCTTACGGAACACAACTCCCACAGAGAAGGGTTCCGCAAGACTACGAGAAATAAAGCTATTTAAGCAGACAATCCCGTAGTAAATTGTCAAAATAAAGACAGTAAAACTCGTTAGGTCATATGTGCTACGCCGCAAGGCATTCGGAAAACGACCCCTAGGATGTAAGGAAATAAGCATGTCAGAAACAGCAGAAGTAATGGCTGCCGCTTTTGAAGCGGAAGCTAATACAGCTCCAGTCGTAAATGTGTCGGGCGTTGACGCGCCTACTGTTACTACTACAGAACCAGTTAGCACTCAAAAGTTTTATACAGATGATGACCTAGATAAAGTACGTTCTCAGGAGAAGGATAAGCTCTACCCAGAGATCGAAAGATTGAAGGAAGAAGTTCTATCTCTTAAGAAAGAAAAAGAAGAAAAAGCCGCTCGTAAGGCCGAAGAGAAAGCAGCGGAAGCTGCTGCTAAAGAAGCCAAGCAGAAAGCAAAGCTTGAAGAAGATATGGACGCTAAGGATCTTATCAAGCTTAAAGAAGCCGAGTGGTTAGAGCAGTTGGAGCGCGAGCGTACTGAACGCGAACGAGCCTTCGCTCTTCTGGAGCGCGAACGAGAATTTGCTAATCTGCAGACTTATCGCCAGCAATTGCTTGAGACAGAACGTGACAACATCATTCCACAGCTAGTTGACTTCATTCAGGGTAATACCGCAGAAGAGTTAACACAGAGCGTGGAGCAGTTGAAGGAACGCTCTGCAAGTATTCTGGAATCTGCACAAGCCGCTCTACAGCAGCAGCGCAGAGATATGCGTGGCACAAGTGCTACTTTGCCACCAGCTGGACCATTGGAGACTAATTCGGAACAACGTATGCCTACGGCTGAAGAAATTGCAGCCATGCCGATGAACGAATACGCAAAATACCGCAGTCGCCTCTTGAGCCCTGGTGCTCAAGGTAAGACTCGCGGACTACTGGGTTAACAAAAACAACCTAATTAAACTACTATCAAGGAGTCATAGCTAAATGGCATCAGGAATCACAGGTACGGGCAACCTCGCAGCTGCACCTACCGCTTATTCAGGTACCAACACCCAGCTAACTCAGGCGATTCAGACTATCTGGTCAAAGGAAATTCTTTTCCAGGCCATGCCAATCCTTCGCTTTGAGCAGTTCGCAGTCAAGAAGACTGAACTCGGTGTTGCCCCTGGTCTACAGATCAACTTCATGCGTTACAACAACCTCGGATTTGCTTCACCTCTTGTTGAAGGTGTCCGTATGCAGACTAACGCTCTCACAGCACAGCAGTTCTCAATCACAGTATCAGAGCATGGTTATGCTTTGGCTGTTTCTGAGCTCTTGCTCAATGCTTCATTTGATGACGTAATGGCTTCAGCCTCACGTCTTCTCGGTCGTAACATGGCTGTCTACCTAGATCAGCTCTCACGCGACACACTCTATGCAGCTACATCAACCATCTACGGTGAAGACCGCCATGACTTGACAGCTGTTAACAACTGGTATGCAGACGGCACAAAGGGTACATCTCGTGCTTCTATGACAGGTCAGTTCTACTTGACCCCTCATACCGTTAAGGATGCAGTTGAGACACTCTCAACCAAGAACATCCCACGGTTGGGCGAGACTTATGTTTGCTTCGTTCACCCACACCAGAGCCGTAAGCTCCGTGACAACGCTGAATTCATTGAAGTCACAAAGTACGCTGCTCCAGGTAACTTCATGCTCGGTGAAATTGGCCGCCTCTACGACACAGTATTCATTGAGACCACTCAGGTTCTCAAGGTTGCTGGCGGCGCAGGCTCTAGCTACACCACAGATACAGCTGTTGCTAACCCAGCAGTAACACCTGGTGGAGGATACACAACTCCTGCTACATACACAGGAAATGGTGGCTCAGACCGCTACTCGGCTATCTTCATCGGAGATAACGCTTTCGGTCACGCAATCTCACTCCCAGTCGAACTCCGCGATGGCGGAATCCTTGACTTCGGTCGTGAGCATGCACTTGCTTGGTACTCAATCTTCGGTCTTGGTCTTATCACTGACCAGTCTGTAATCATTGCAGAAACCAACTAATTACAACTAAATAGCTTAAAGGGCGGGGGCTTCGGTCCCCGCCTTATCTAACCGAGTTACTAATCTGGAGGATTTAATGGCTAAAGCAAAGCCCACCGACGCCACAGGTGTCGTACGCGAGAAACTAATGGAACAGAATGCCGAGGCTCTACAAGAGCGCGCAGCTAACATGTCCATGGCTACCGCAGAAGCAAAAGTAAAGCTAGAGACTGAAGTAATTGATGCAACAGTCCCAGACCGCCAAACAGTCATTGTTGATGAAGTAATCACACTGGCTAAAGAAGAGGAGTCTGTAGAGATCCGTGTTATTGAGAACATTGAAAATATGACTCTTGGCGCTGGAAACAACTACAACTTCAAGGCTGGACAGAAGTATCGCGTCACAAAACAGGTTGCCCTACACCTAAAGGAAAAGGGTTACTTAGCAGGAGTTCTCTAAGAGATGCTTAGCGGAGTGGGCGGCCTTTAGGGGCCGCTTCTTCGTTTATGGAAGTATTATTGTTTATGTAATGTGAGGAGTGCTGCGTGGCATATATGAATGACCTGGTTTATCGGGTCCGCCTTGAATTAGGCGATCAGCCACAGCAATTTACGTTTAACTCTGTAGGCGACGGGTATACCTCAGACTATCCACTACCTTGCAAGCCTATTGATATTAACACCCTAGCCGTCTACGTTAACGGCAGCCCAGTAGCCTATCCCTCTGGATACACAGCAGAGTTTGATCTAGGCGTAATACATTTTGTTCATACTCCGCCAGTAGGTGCAAGCATTCTTGTTACTGGCAATAAGTTCCGCTACTTTACAGATGATGATATCTGTACATTTATTAGCACCGCTATAGAACAGCATACATATAACCGCACAGACGCCTTTGGTTCTAAGGTAACGGTTCGTTCTCTTGAAGCGGTAGAAGAATACCCACTTGCTATCCTTGCAGTTATTGAGGCACTTTGGGTTCTTGCTACAGATGCCGCATTTGATATTAACATTACCGCGCCTGATGGAGTGGTAATCCCACGCGCACAGCGATACCAACAACTAACAGGTATGATTGCCCAGCGTTGGGAACAATACCGAACCCTTTGCGCTCAGCTTAACATTGGCTTGTGGCGCATTGAGATGGGTACTCTTCGTAGAGTTTCTCGTCTTACTAATAAGCTAGTCCCAATTTATATGGCTCAAGAAATTGATGATGCTCGCCGCCCAGAACGTGTATATCTACAGAATGACCTAACAGGCCGTCGTGTGCTACCTAGTTATGTTGAGGTTCAAGACATTATCCTTTATCAAGGTGACTCTTACTCGGAAGAGGTTGACTTTCCATTTGATATCACAGGTCTTGAATGGAAGGCGCAGATCCGAACCTATCCAAACGCTCCATCTTTATACGCTACGTTTGACATTGAGACGTTGTTTGTGTCGGATACACTTAGCAAGATTAAACTTTCTTTAACAAAAAAAGCTACCGAGTACATGCCTGTACGCGCTTTTTGGGATTTGCAAGCTACCGACCCTACTGACCCTAACTATGAAAACACATATTTAAAAGGTCAGGTCTTTACTACACAAGAGGTGACCCTTGACTAGATGTAGATGTGTAGGCAGCTACCATACTTGCGGAATTCAAAATGTTAATCCGCAGGGACCTAATGTTGTCGTTGTTGGACAAGGTGGTCCTAAAGGCGCACAGGGTGTTCAGGGTACCCAAGGTCCAGCAGGGGCTGGAACTCAAGGCATTCAAGTAACTCAAGGACCTATTGGCCCTGGCGGAGGAGCCCAAGGAGCTACAGGTTCTCAAGGAGCAATAGGTGCACAGAGACCTATTGGCCTACAAGGTTTGCAAGGCTCTTCTGGTCCGCAGGGTGTGCAAGGCACCGATGGGGGCGGAGTAACCCTCCAACAGTTGTCTGATGCTATTGCGGCATCAGCTTTAGGTTCTACAGATGACCTATCAGAAGGCACAAGCAATCTGTACTTTACAACCTCTCGTGTGGCTTACACCCATACGCAGGGTGTTGCCAGCAGTACTTGGGTTGTTAACCACAATTTAAGTTTCTACCCTAACGTTACAGTTAAGGATTCTGCTGGTACTATTTATGAAGGTGAAATTTCGTACACTTCTTTGGGCTCACTGACACTCACCTTCTCGTCCGCATTTTCAGGTCAAGCATTCTTATCTTAAGGAGATAAATAGTGGCCCGCAAGTTTCTAACCCCGATTGATTTAACCAAGCTTGAGCTTCAGAATGCGAGAATTCAGAATCTTGCATCAGCTCCATCTGACCCAGTAGTTGGTCAGATCTACTTTGATACAACACTTCATTATCTCCGCACATGGAACGGTACTGCTTGGGTTAATACCAGCACAGGTGCTCAGGGCGCAACAGGTGCACAGGGCGCAGCAGGTTACGTTGGTTCCGACGGTGCTCAAGGCACAACTGGTGCACAAGGAGCAACTGGTGCACAGGGAACAACTGGTGCCCAGGGCTCAACTGGTGCGCAAGGAACAGATGGCGCACAAGGCGCAGATGGTGCACAGGGTACTCAAGGCTTTGATGGCGCACAAGGCGTTCAAGGCTTTGATGGCGCTCAGGGTGTACAAGGCGAACAAGGCCTACAAGGTTTTGACGGTACTCAAGGTATCCAAGGTTTTGATGGAACACAGGGTATTCAAGGTGAGCAGGGTCTACAAGGCTTTGATGGAACT